GCGAGCAGGAGTTAAGAAACACTCATAATGTCGAGTCACGGTGATGTTGTAATTCGACGAACTAGCGGTAGCTGAGGTGAGCAAAATATAAATTCCTCCTCGGAGAGAGAGGAGGCGACCAGAGACATCATTGTCGGAATCGAACTGATTCGAGGGCACCCAAGGAACCAAGTCCGATGAGGACTTGGGCTTCCATGTTTGAGGCACGGACTTATTGGCAGCAACGGTGTAGGGTTTGAGAGCGTTGATGCTGACACGCATGGCGTCAGCGTCAGCCCCGAACAAACTGGTATAGGCATCCACATGAGCGATCGAGAGGATTCCAGGTTTGTCAGTTGCGGCGCCTACGTACTCGACGTCGACACACATGCCAATAACCCGCACTTGGGTGTAATCAGAGGCGAGAATGCTTGTTTGAGCATCGTCTCGATCCGTGACGGTTGTCCATGTCGAAGCCCCGGATTCCTTGATGGCATCACCATTGCCTGGCCCGAAGAACCAGCCGCGGTTGCCAGATCCATCGGATGAGGCAGCATAGCTGGTTACTGTCGTGAGCAACTGGCAATGGCCGTGGTATTCATCAGGAATATGCTGGGGCGGATATGAACATGGATCAACTATAGCGGAGATGAGCTTCTCAGCACTTGGGACTCCATTGAGTCGAAGACTGGCCATACTAACTAGTAAGAGACTAAATTATTGTTCCCTGAGATGTGGTGACATACAGGACACTTGGTAGTCGGCTCCCGAGCTCGACGTTTGACTGCTATTTTTATGACCCGCAGCCCCATCACCAATATGCCTGTGTTGTATTTAGTTATCGAAAGAAACCATCCTTTCCAAGAGTGGATGGGAAAGAACCGCTGGCAGACGCTCAATCTTCTCGATCAATCCAACTACCTGGCCGATTTCGGCAGCACTAGTCGAGTATCTTTCACAGAACCATTCGACTGTATCAGGGCAGCTTTCATGAGAGTAGGTTGGCAGCATCTTGTGGCGGTCGCCATCATCAAGACGGGTCGGTTGGACTCCGGCTGATGCGCAAAGCTCATAGGTCTTTGCGGCGAACAATCCCAAAACGGGGACGTGGTTGTAGATGTGCATGGCCTGTTGAGCCACACCCATCATCCAACGAAGCTG